ACAGAAACCTGATAATTTTGATATAGAAGATTATTTAGGATTTTATTTTGATTTAGTAGATTATATAGATGGTCTACCTTTATTTACTACAAAAGAAGAAGCAGAAAAAGTTTCTGATATGATAGGTTGTGAGGGTACACACGAACATGAAATGGAAGGATTTACTTTTTATATGCCATGTGAAAATCACGATGAAGCAACACAAGCATTTTTAGAAGAAGTAGAAGAACTACTAAAGAAAAAGAATAAAAAATATTTAGATGATTTGCCTCTAGATACTCAAGAAAAGATATTAGAACGCTTAGATGAGATAGGAGAGAGAGAAGAGGATTACTTGAAGGCAGGTTGGGTATTGGTAGAAGATGAACAAAAGTTCTCAATATCTTCTAAACCCAACGAACCTTCCATAGAAGATTATGGTAAATTTAGAATTAGGTACAAATATACAGGTCCAAGAGATTCTAAAAACAGAACTTTTTGTAGAAAAGTATTAGATAAAAATCTAATATTCAGAAAAGAAGATATAAACAGTATGTCAATCGGTGCAGATAATTCACAGTTTGGTGTATATGATATTTTTACATACAAGGGTTCTTATGGGTGTAGACACTATTGGATGAAATTAGTGTATGAAAAGAATGATGGTAGGGAAAGAAAGACAGAACAAAGAAGTGTAGATGAATCTTCTTCTGTTAATGCTAAACCTACAATGAATAGAAACCCTAATTCAGAAACTTTAATAGATAAGAATGCAACACAAAGTGCATTCTCAAAAATACAATTCGATTCAGAAGAGAAACAACTTATTGCAGGACCATTAATGATTCCTCGTAAGTTGATATATCGTTTTGATGAGGATAATGGTGAGTACTATGTATATTTTACAGAGTCCACTATTGAAAAGATTGCTTACAAATACTTAATGAACAAATACCAAGAGAATACTAATTTAGAACATAGTGAAGCTATACCGCTTGATGATGTTGTTTTAGTTGAATCGTGGTTAGTTCAAGACCCTGAAAAGGACAAATCATTTGCTTTAACCGGTGAAAAATATGAAAAAGGAACTTGGTTTGGAATTATGAAGGTAAAAAATTTAAGTGTATGGGAGGAATGGGTAAAGACTGGTAGGATAAAAGGATTTAGTGTTGAAGGATATTTTTCCGATAAAACAATAAATGCTTCTAAACATCAGTTTTATTACCGAACTACAAAAGGAGGAAGTGAGATAGTAATTGACCACAAGACCTTAGTAGTATTTATTCTAAAAGATGGTGAGCGAAAAGCTATATTGCCTGATGGTTCCTATGAACTTAGTAATGGAAAAACATTACAGGTTATAGACACCAAAGCAGTAGAGGGTTCGTTCAATATCAATTAATGTTAAAACCAAAAAAAAGGAGTTTATTATGAACAACGAAGAACTAAAAAATTTAGTTAAAAAACATTTCAATTTAGTTGAACCAACTAAAGAAGAGATGTCAGAAGTTGCTGCTGAACAATCTTTTGGTGAAATTTTAACAGCTGATGGAGAACTTACTCTTACTTATGAAGGAGAAGAACTCTCAGTAGGATTACCTATATTTGTAAAAACAGATGATGGTAATGTTGCAGCACCAGATGGGGAGCACGCGTTGGAAGGAGGTGTGTCTATCAAAACCGAAGGTGGTTCAATTGTTGAAATTTCTGATAAAGAAGAAACAGAAGCAGCAGAAGAGGAAGAAGAAGTTGTAGCTTCAGAAGAAAAAATGTCTGAAGAAACAAGTGAAACTGAATCAACTGAGTCTAGTGAAAATTTTGAAGAAGAAATCATTGAAGAAGTTGTATTAGAAGAAAAAGAAGAAATCATTAAAGCATTAGCTGAAACAATTTTACCTATCATTGAAGAAATGAAAGAAGAAATTGAAGAAATGAAGAAAAAGTTTTCTGCAACTGAAACAAAGGTTAAAGAATTTGCATTAGCACCTGCAGCGGAAAGAACCAAAGCAGAAATTAAATCAAGAAATACTTCAAAGAAGGATAATTCTTATAATCCAATTAACGAGGATAAGAAAAAACAATTTGAAAGATTACTTAAAAAACAAAAATCAATTAAAAAATAGGAGAATTAATCATGGCAGGATTTAACGTATCTGCATTAGCAGATTTTAACAATGAATTAGCGGGAGAATTCCTAGTAAAATCAGTAATAGCTGGTTCTACTGCAGAATTTGTAACGGTAATAGAAGGTATCAAATATAAAGAGCCTTTAAATCTACAAGAAATAGATTTACAAATACAAGACGGATTTGGATGTGTAACAACACCTTCAGGTTCAGTAACATACACTCAAAGAGATATTGAAGTATGTCAAAGAAGTTCATTCGATGGACTATGTTTAAGAGATTTGGATAAGAAATATATTGGTCTATTAGGACCTGAAGGTTCTTACCCAGAAACTTATGCATACGCTGAAGAATATGCTTCTCAATTAGTAGCTAACTTCCAAAAGAAAAACGATGAGTTTATTTGGACTGCAACTACTTCAGGTGGAGACTGTGTAGATGGTCTTAACACTTTATTAGCTTCAGGTTCAGGTGCAACTTATGTATCTCAATCAGCTCCAACATCTGATAATTTATTAGATATTATTGATGAGCAATTAGAAAACTTATCAGTAGATGTACAAGATAGAGATGACTTAACAGTATTTATGTCAATCGCTAACTTTAGAAAATACATCGTTGGATTAAGAAAAGCAAACAACTATTTCTATGACCCGAATACAGTAGAGAATAGAGGTTCATTACTTTCAGCAATGCACCCATTCGCTAACTTAAGAGTTGTAGGAACAGTAGGATTAGCAGGTTCTGATAGAATCGTAACTGGTCCAGCTAGACAGATTGCAATCGGAACTGATTTAGTATCTGATTTGGATAACTTCCAAATGTGGTATGACATCAACGGCGACCAATTGAAACATAGAATTGTAACTAAACTAGGAGTTCAAGTAGCTTATCCATCATTTTGGGTAACGAACAACCTATAATCATTAACTAAAGGAGGAAAAAATTATGGCATGTGATATTACAAGTGGATTTGCATTAGGATGTAGAGACAACTCGGGTGGAATCAAAGCGATTTATATCCTCTCTGGCTCCGTTGCAGGAATAACAGATACTTCTGATGAAATATCTGATATAAGTGGTAGCGGAATCTTTTATCAGTTTGATTTACAAAGGGGAACTTCTGATTTTACAGAAACAATCAATGGTTCAACTGAAAACCAAACAGTCTTTTATGAGGCTACGGTAAATGCCGCGTTCGCAAAATTACAAACTTCAACTAGAAATCAAGTAAAACTACTTGCTCAGAACCCAGACTTAAAAATTATTGTTGAAACAAACAATGATACTGCTTCTGAAAAGTTTATTTACGTTGGTAGAGTAAATGGAGCATTGTTAAATGCAGGACAAGGTCAGTCAGGAACTGCTTTAGGTGATGCAAACGGATATACACTAACATTCTCAGCAACAGAACCAAACCCAGCCGATTTTATCGCTGGAACGAGTTTAACTGCTGCGTTGTCAGGAATAACTGTTTCACAATAAGAGTGATTAAAGATAGTGTGGGGGATTCGTTCCCCCACTATTATCTTTTTTATATAATATAATACAACGAATATGCAAACAGTTAAAGAGAACCAAGTAAACGAATTAGTTTGGCCGTACGAAGTTGTTGCGTGGGTTAATCCACCATCAGGTTCAAAGTCAAATTATATTTTTGCATATGAGTCTTTAGCAAATAATAGTGGTTCTTCGGAATTCGCTTCATTTGCAACCGCAAGTTTAGAACTTAATAACAATAGATGGAGAGTAACTCCAATAAATCTTGTTACAGGTTCAACTACAAATCTTGGTGAGATGTATGTTAAAGCGGGGACAACATACGAGATAAGTTTTAGATATGGTATTAAACCTTTCTATATATGGAAAGAGGCAACACCATTATGGACAGACACTGAAGGAACTTGGAGTAATCCATTTTTACCTACATCAAACAATTCAATTTCCATGGGAGATGATAGAATGTTTGTATCGGGTGCTGTATCGCCAGAAGAAACACTTTACATAACATCTAATGACGATGCAAAATTTACAATATATCAAGGGTAATATGAAAAAATTAAACAAACATAAACTAACTATCATTCCTAAGTACGGAGATTATTATTATCCTACTACAAAAGTATTTGAAGATGATAAAGGTGATGTAGTATATTATGGGGAAGCAAATGAGTTTCCACAGTATATAATTGAATTATACAACAAATCTTCTATAAAT